AGGAAGAGGCAGATGCACTGGTCGCTAAGGCCAATGCAGACGCTACAACCATTGTGGCCGATGCTAAAACGCAAGCTGCTGACATTGTTTCTACGGCTCAAACCAAGGCTAAGGATGTCACTGCCATGGCTAAAACTGCTGAAACTAATGCCGCCGCCTCTACTGCAGCTGCTCAAAAGTTGATGGACGAAGCGGTTGCTGCACAGGATAAAGCTACAAAAGCATTGGCCGCAGCAGAAGGTTTAAACGCCGCTGCTGAACAAGCCAAAGCTGATGCTGAAGCCGCCAAGAAAGACGCAGAAGCTACCAAAGCAAGTATTTTGGCAAAGCACCAAGCCTTTATTGAAAGCTTGTAATGGCATCAGTAGTCGCCCTGACGGAACTATTGACGATCAACACGGGGGGTTCCCCCGTGACTCCGTCCAATCCGTTGCCTGTATCAATAGATGGGTTTACGATTGCGCAGCCTGATGGTCTGCCAGTTGTTCCTGCAAACATCACAGGTAAGTTCCGCGAGTCGTTTGAGAACTTCATACCCGGCGTTAACTGGAACCTGACCACGGGCAGTGGCGACATCGTGCAGACCGACGGTAACGCCGTCTCCGCCAGCTACTTGGTCATTTCCAAAGACCCGTTGCAGACAGCCACAGAGACAATTCTGACCTACATTGGCAGTTTTCCAATGCCTATTGAGACATCGGTGGGACTGTCAATGTCTCAGCGCACACTGGGCCAAGAGCTGTCGATGGAGTTGGTGAGCACCGAGACACCGCTCCCTCCTGTTGCGGATATTGCGATTTCAAGTATTTCTCAAAACGGAACAACCTTAATTGTTACTACAACCGGGCCGCATGGCCTAGTGCCGGGCAAGCGTATTGGCATTAAGGGCGTTACAAGTGACAGTCGGATGAACTACCCATCAGTGGTAGTTTCTTACACTGTTAGCGCTACGCAGTTTTATTGCGCTGCTGGCCCCGGTGGCACTATCCCAACTCTTACTGTCGGACCTTACACAAGCCAAGGCTTTGTGTATTTACGTTCAGCGCTTGGGTACGCGCAAAACGGCATGTCGGAGATTTTTGAGAATGCAACAACAACCAATGCGTCTATTTATTTGAGATCGGCGGCGGGTGACTCGCTCCCAACAGGAACGGGTGGTGGCAATCAGTCTGTTACGGCTGGTTCAACGGCCTCGGTTCAAGCAATTGCCTCTCCGTACACCTACTCATTTTTGCCCACTACAGAATATCGTTTTATTCTGAAGTCTGACATGGCGCAGGCTCTTGATGCCAACGTTGACTCAACAAGTATGCCAGCCTCCCGAGTATTGCGCACTCAGGTTGTTCCAGATCCAACAAAACAGTACACGCTTCGCTTTCGCTTTACCAACGTGGATTCTTTGCCAATTCCCAATGGCAAGATTGTGTCGGCGGTTAAAACAGGATCTTCAGTCGCAACAATCACTACAGCCGCAGCTCACGGGTTGACAACTGGCGACTATATAACCATATACGGCATTGGTGATTCCACAAACTTTGCAAACCAAACAGCGCAAGTTCCAGTTGCCTCTGTACCGACAAGCACAACATTAACTGTGACGTTTGGAGCTTCTGTAAGTGCGACATCTGCTGGTGGCCTTGTTTCTCGTTCCCAAGGTTCGTTGAATATTCAAGGTATTGCAACCCCAGTCATAGGAAACGCATCAAGCACAACCACTCAATTAACGTTGGGAGGTAGCGCGTCTTGGTCTTTGGTCATTGGCGACTATGTCAATGTGTATGGTTTACGCAACAGGGCAACAGGCGCTGATCTTGGCTTTGATGGGGCTTACAAAGTTGTAGATCAAGTCACGTCCACACTTGTTTTAGAGCCTTTGACTGGTACAACTCTGCCAGCACCCCTCACTTTGACAAACACGGGCGGAGCAGTCATTCGCCGCACTGACGCACGCATCTCGTTTGTTCGCATCTATGAATACCTGCGTGAGCGTGTAGAGGTCCAAGCAAACGGCGCAAACTCTGCATCTGTTCCAGTGGCTGTTAACGGCGGAAGCGTGTCAGTGTCTGGTTCAAGTGTTGTTCCAACTAACAGCAACACTTATTCCCTGCAATCAAGCACCAACTTGGCGGCAGGTGCAACCTTTACAGGTACATCGCAAAACATTGCGTCAAGCACCACATCTGGCACTGTCTACAACACGCAACTTGTGATTGGCGTTAACCACACCGCTGGTTTGGTTCCCGGCCAGTTATACCTTGACCTTGGAACTGAGACGACTTCCACAACGCCTACGGTCTGGTACCAAGCCTTGGCTGTTGCAATCCCATCAAACGCCAACTGGCAACAGTTCAGCGTACCAATTTCAACTCGCTACTACCGCTTGCGTTTTGTCAACGGCGCAACAGCGCAGACCAATTTCCGTATATCTACTTTCTTGACATACAACGGCGGTGCGCTGTCAAACGCTTACTCGTTTCCAGTTAACCTACAGTACGCATTATCCACAACCAACTTGGCTATCAGCGCAACATTTACAAGTGCTACGTTGGACTTTGGCGATACGATGAGCGTGTACCAATCCATTAACGCAATTGTGTTTGCTGACCAAGCAAGCGCGGCGAACGGGTTACAGATTCAAGTTAGCCGAGATGGTACAAATTGGCGTGTTGCGGCTCAAGTGGCTGTGGTTGCGTCAACATACACCACACTGAACGCCTCGTTGTTTCTTAGATACGCACGTATTGTGTACATTAACGGCACGGTAGCCCAAACTTCATTTGCCCTTGATGCACAGGTGGAGAGCCAATAATGTCTGAAATAAACGAATCCATCGCCCACATCTCCTGCAACCTCTGCGGCAAGCAGTGGCAAATCTTGAATGAAGAAGGAACAGACTGGGATGAGCAGTTAACAGCCGAGCAGTACCACGCTGAAGAACATGTTTGCACAGGAGCCGAATGATGGCAAAATCACCTGCATGGACAAGGAAGGAAGGCAAGAACCCCAAGGGCGGTTTAAACGCCAAGGGACGAGCCTCCGCGAAAGCGCAAGGTATGAATTTGAAACCGCCCCAGCCAGAAGGCGGCTCCCGGCGAGACTCTTTCTGTGCGAGGATGGAAGGGATGAAAAAGAAGCTAACCAGCGCAAAGACAGCCAACGATCCGGATTCACGGATCAATAAGTCTTTGAGGGCTTGGAATTGTAAGGATGGTGGCTATGTAACTGCGGCTGATGGCTGCGCTACAAAAGGCAAGACTAAAGGACGTATGGTATGACTCAGCACGACACAGCTAAAGCAGTTGCAGATGGCGCAGCAGTCTTGACAACTGTTGGCGTTATGGCTACGTGGCTCCCGCCTCTGGCCTCTTTGTTCACGATTATTTACCTTGGTCTTCGTATCTGGGAGTCTGATACTGTTCGTGAAATAACTAAACGTACTAAGGCTAAAGATGCCGTCGACGAGTAAGAAGCAACACAATTTCATGGCGGCGGTGGCTAACAACCCAGCGTTTGCTAAGAAAGTAGGAGTCCCGCAATCTGTGGGCAAGGATTTTACAACTGCGGACAAGGGCCGCAAATTTTCAAAAGGTGGTGATACTATGGCTTCTAAAATGAATGCTGGCTTCATGGCAATGATGGCTAAGAAAAAAGGCACTAGCAAAATGGCTGGTGGCGGTATGCCCGCTGCATTGGCAAAACATGCCGGTAAACCCGCTTCCAAAGCCCACGCGGGTTTAAAAGCTGGCGGCTCTGCCTCTAGTCGTGCTGACGGTGTTGCTTCAAAAGGTAAAACCAAAGGCTCAATGGTTAAGATGAACATGGGCGGCAAAGCCTGTTAAGGACGCACCATGAAACGTAGCGTTAACGAGTACGACGAAGGTCGTGGCGGAAGCGGCAAAGTTTTTAAAGCTCTTGAAAACAATGCAGGGCCAGCTTTGTTAGCGGGGAGTGGTGCGGCTGGTTATGCCGACTACAAACTTACAAAACAAAGAGAGCAGGACAAAAGCGAAGCCGCTGCTGAAATGAAGCGTGAGTCGCGCGGTGTTAAAAAACCAGCTAATTTCGATGCAGTTCAAGAAGCCAAACAAGACGCTAAAGACGCTAAAGATCGTAAGAAAATTAGCGACATGGGCTACGCCAAAGGCGGTATGACTGCTTCTAAACGTGCAGACGGTATTGCCATTAAAGGCAAGACCCGTGGAAAGATGTGCTAAACCATGATGGCTAGCCGTGGGATGGGGGACATCTCCCCCTCTAAAATGCCCAAGGGTAAGAAGACTGCCCGAAGGGATGACACTGACTTTACCCAGTACAAAGAGGGTGGGCCTGTTGGCTTGTATGCCAACATCCACGCAAAGAAAAAACGCATAGCCGCTGGGTCTAAAGAAAAGATGCGTAAGCCCGGACAGAAGGGTGCTCCCACTGCCCAAGCGTTTATTGATTCCGCTAAGACTGCGAGGAAATAATGGCCGTCTCTGGAACCACTGCATTTAATCTTGACCTCACGGAAGTTGTTGAGGAAGCGTTTGAACGCGCTGGTTCTGAGATGCGCACGGGCTACGACCTGCGCACTGCAAGACGAAGTTTGAATCTTCTATTTGCTGACTGGGCTAACCGTGGTTTGAACATGTGGACGTTTGAGCAGGGGACGATTCCTCTTGTTCCCGGTACGGCCACATACAACCTGCCTGCGGACACTGTGGACTTGATGGAGCACGTCATACGCACGGGCGCGGGGAGCGCCTCGACTCAAGCGGACTTGACCATCACGCGTATCAGTGTTTCTACTTACGCAACCATTCCAAACAAATTACAGCAAGCCAGACCTATTCAGGTGTGGATTGAGCGCCGTCAGGAAATCCCTACGATTACCGTTTGGCCTGTGCCGGACAACTCACAGACTTATACATTTGTATATTGGCGCTTGCGCCGCATTGATGATGCGGGTAATGGCGTGAACACGATGGACGTGCCGTTCCGGTTCTTACCCTGCATGGTTGCAGGTTTGGCTTACTACTTGGCGCTTAAGGTTCCCGGTGGTGCGGAGCGTTTGCCCGTGCTGAAACAACAGTACGATGAGGCTTGGGAGTTGGCATCTACGGAAGACCGCGAGAAGGCATCTGTGCGGTTTGTTCCTCGTCAAATGTTTATTGGTAGTGGTACATAATGGGCAACAGATTTGCTTCTGGTAAGAACAGTATCGCGATATGCGATCGCTGTGGCTTCCAGTTCAAATTAACGGCACTGCGCAAAGAGGTCATCAAGACCAAGACGTACAACCTGTTGGTGTGCGACACTTGCTGGGACCCCGATCAACCGCAGTTGCAGTTGGGTATGTATCCGGTGGATGACCCGCAGGCTGTACGCAACCCGCGTAGAGACACAACTTATGTGACTGCAGGGCCAAATGCAGGGGGCGATCCCACAGGCGGCAGTCGTGATATTCAGTGGGGCTGGAATCCAGTTGGGGGTGCCAGCAGTTTTGATGCAGCTTTAACACCAAACTACTTGGTGGCTAGAGCAAATGTTGGTACAGTAACGGTATCTTAAGGAGCTAATCATGGCATACACAAAAGCAGCGGACGGCGTCGCTAAACGCGGTAAGACAGACGTTCAAGTTTTCCCCAACAGCGGCCCCACCAAAGGGACTGACAAGGGTGGCAAGAAATCTTTGGGCGTTAAGAGCGAAGCGATGAAAGCGGTTGGCCGCAACATGGCGCGTGTGAACAACCAACGCGGAGGCTAATCATGGCTAAAGTTAACAATCTTCCCGCTTCAGCTTACGCAAAGCCGCACACAATGAGCGGCAAAACCGTTAGGGCTTCCACAACGCCCGGTAAAGATTCTGGTCTGGAGACGCTGGCCGCTATGCAGCCACGTATGAGTGTTGGCATGTACAACAACTCACAAGGCAAAGAGTCTGTAAAAGAAACCGGTATTAAAATCCGTGGTACTGGCGCAGCTACCAAAGGGGTGATGGCTCGCGGCCCAATGGCTTGAGGTTTATATGGCAACACTAGGTGCGCTGACTTACTCCCAATTGGTGACTGCGGTATCTGATTACACGCAGAACACCTTCGACACTACTGACATGAACACCATGATTCAGCAGGCGGAGCAGCGCATCTACAACTCGGTGCAGCTGGCCAATTTACGTAAGACCTCGACTACGGCTTTAACGCCAAGCGTGAATACGTTTAATGCGCCAACAGACTTGCTGTCCGTGTATTCGTTTGCCGTGATTGATGCAAGTGGCAACTACATTTACTTGCTTAACAAAGACCCTGCGTTCATGCAGGAGGCGTACCCCAATCCAGCCACTACTGGCACGCCAAAGTACTACGCAATCAATGGCCCTGCCACACCTGTGACGCAGTTGCAGTTCATTCTGGGACCTACGCCCAGCGCTGCGCTGACCACCAACTTAAGTTACTTCTACATGCCTGAGTCCATTGTCACTGCAACGACAACATGGCTAAGCGAAAACTTCAGCTCTGTGCTGCTGTACGGCACTTTGGTTGAGGCTAACACCTACATGAAGGGTGAGCAGGACATGACGGCTATGTACAACCAGAAGTACATGGAGGCATTGGCGCTTCTGAAGAACTTGGGTGAGGGCAAACAGCAAACCGACACTTATCGTCGTGAGCCAAGGATACCCGTCTCATGAGTATTGTTCAAACCCAAACAACGAGCTTCAAGGCGGAGCTGTATCAAGGTATTCACGACCTGACTACAGACGTTATCAAGATCGCTTTGTACACGGCAGACGCAAATTTGAATGCCGACACAACTGTGTACTCTTCCGCAAACGAAGTGCCAGCTACAACGGGGGCGTCTCCGTACGCTGCAGGCGGTGCACAACTCACGCCTATTACAGTTTCTTCGTCTTCATCTGACTATACTGCGTATGTGGGCTTCCCAAACATCTCGTGGACTGGCACAATCACAGCGCGGTGTGCATTGATCTATAACGAAACGCAAGGTAATAAATCCATTGCCGTGCTAGACTTTGGAAGCGACAAGACGTCATCCAACTTCACGATCACGATGCCTGCCAACACATCAACAACAGCGTTGATCCGCAGTTCGTATTAAAGGTAGATCATGCCAAGTTTATACAGTGCCAATCTAAAAATAGAACTGATGACCACCGGCGATAAGTCGGGTGTGTGGGGTTCTATTACCAACTCTAACCTTGGTAGCACAAGCTCGGCTGCATCCGGTTTGGAGCAAGCGATTGTTGGTACAGCTGTTTGCGCTACGGGCGACTTCACCGCCAACGTTGCCACATACACACTGATTGATGATCCTGCATACCAAGTTGCTCGCGCGTTTGTTTTGAACGTTACGGCTACGTTGTCTGCTCCGGGCACAATTAACGTACCAGCTATTTTCAAACCATATCTGGTATTCAACAACTCGGTTGGTGGCTTTGCAGTTACCGTTAAGGTTGCTGGCCAGACCGGTGTGAGTGTTCCCAACGGCAAGAAAGCTTGGCTCTATAACAATGGTACAGACGTTGGCGTGGCGATGGACTACCTGCCCACACTGGATCTGGGTACTGCGTTGCCTATTACTTCCGGCGGTACGGGCTTAAACGCTGTTGGCGCTAATACATACCTGCTGTCCTCTACAGGTTCAGCAATGACTTGGGTGGCCCCTTCTACAATTCCAGTGACTAACCTTTCTGGTGGCGCAACAGGTTCACTGCCCTATCAGAGCGCGGCCAGCACAACCACATTCCTCCCCCTTGGTGCAACAAACCAAGTACTTACTGCCGGTGCTACAGCCCCTCAGTATGTGGCGCAGTCTACCTTGTCGGTGGGCACAGCAACTAACATTGCTGGCGGTGCAGCTAATCGAGTTGCATACCAAACAGGTTTAAACACCACAGGCTTTGTAGCTGCCCCAGTAACCGCTGGTAATGCTTTGCTTTGGGATGGTACAAACCTTGTGTGGGGCGCAGGCCCTGCTGCTACAACGGCTTCAAACTTAGCTGGTGGCGGTGCGTATACGGTGGTGTATCAGTCCTCAGTAGGTACAACTGCGTATTTGACCAACGGTACGACCGGACAGGTATTGACGGCAAATGCTGGCGCAGCCCCTAGTTGGAATGATTTGCCAGTCACAGGTCCAACAACCGCCAAAA